GGCTATCGTTTTTGCGTCCAAAAAATGAAAGTGCTGGTCAGAGCGTTTTTGTGTTTCTGTGCCTGTGGATAACTCTGTGGATATCTTTGGTGACTTGTCCACAGGTTCGTTAATGATTCTGTATGCCTTTGATCGTTGACGGTTGCCAGTGCTTGCTCCTAGTGAACTGTTGCAGGGTCTGCATGCTGGCCGTAGGTTTTCTATGTCGTCTGAGCCGCCTTCGGAGACTGGCACAATATGGTCTGCTGTTGTCGCTATGAATGTGCAGCAGTCGAGTCGTATTGAGCATTGGGGGTTGTCTTCTAAGACGAGTTTGCGGTTTGCTCTGTAGTACGGGTCTTGGGTTGTATGTTCTCTTGGCATGTCGGGCTGGTGCTTTCTGTTGGGTTTGTGGTGATGTTAGGTCAATGGCGTAGGTCAAGGTCAAGAGATACTGACGCCCAAAGCGGAAGGGCGCCGCTTCGGTTGTCCTCGGTTGACATGTGAGTGTCGGTTGTTTGTGTTCCCCACTATTTAGGGCAAGTAGCCCAAGGGAGCCGTTCTAGTTTTGTTCAGGGGACAACCTTTCGCAATATACGTTTGAACGCTGATCAGTCGCTATACGCGACCGTCTACCTTCGTCGCCGAATGTTCCCCATTGGCACAGTTCAGCTTGTGCCGGGGCTAATGCTCATCTCTGTATGAGCTGCTGTTGTCGGTTTTATGTTTGATTATGTTTAATCGTGGCTAACCCACTGGCCGTCTATCAGCACTCGAGCGAAGGCTATGTCATGCGCTGGTATTGCTGTACCTGAGATTGTCACAAACGTTATTTTGGAATAGCTAGGCGGGCCGTCAACAATGATAAAACCTACATTGCTGCACAAGTATTCGCCGTCTGCTATTTCGCCTTGGCGCATGTAAACCTTTATTGGGTTTGTCGGTGTCACGATTTTCATGTCGGTTTCCTTGCTAGTCGGGTTGATATGTCTTGGATATCTTTAGGCCGCCACAGATACACTTCCTGCCCTGCAATGGTTAACGCTTCGGACCATACAACTTGCATGGGTGACAGTTTGCCTTTGTCTGCTTTAAGCTCTGCAAAGATTAAGCCCCTGTCAGGGTGAACTAGCACTAGATCGGGAAAGCCTGCATGCCCTTGGAGCGGTGTTTTCCATACGCCCGGGCGGATCTCCACAGCTCGAGTGTGCATAACCAGCCAGCCATGCAACTTTGCAAGCATGATGACCTGTGATTGAAAGTAAGACTCTTTCATGACGCCCTACTAGCAAACTCTAGGACTTCTTCTAATAGTTCCATTTTGAACAGTCGTGATCTTTCTAGGCCGTAGGTGCCTTCTTCGTAGATTGGTTTGCCACAAGTACGGACTCTGAAAGCGCCAGCCCAACCAGCGATAACGACCTGATTATCTTTCGCTATGCACAGCACATAAATAGCGTCTTCGTCTTTTGGTCTAATAATCAGACGGTACTTAGGGTCAGGTTCGTCTTTGTAGAAGCTTGTACGGACTTCTAGGCCCATGACGTCGCCACAGTTGCCGTCTTGACCTTCGCCTATCCATTCACGGTTCATATACAGCGACACAGCTAGTTCTCCCATGCAACCGATCAAATCTATGTCGTAACGGTTTCTGCCTGACACAAACAGTTGCTCGTTGCTGGTCGCTGCTTTAAGGCGTCTTTGAGCGTCAACATGGCAACGGTCCATTTGTTGATTAGTCAAAGTCACCAGTGGCATTATTTTTTGCCCATGCGTTCAATGATTGCTTTGGCTTCGTTCCATGTTGCAGGCACTTCGCCTGTGTAGCCGATAGCCGCCAAGGTCTGCAACTGTGTCTTGCTTACGGGCCAAGGCTTTTGGTTAGGTTCCACCGGGGCGGCTTGTGTTCCGTCGTGGCTGACCTGAGTACCTCGAATCTTAGTTTGCGAGTTTGTGTTAAATACTGGCGTATCGTTCTGACGGTTTTGGACTTCCTCAAACGACGCCATTTTGCCGAACGGAATCATCATGCCCAAGACACGACCTAGGCAGCTGGTGCTTGCGTTCATCATCTCAGAATTACGAACATAGGGCGTCGTGCCAGGGAACGGTTCCCAACATGTAGCGACACAAGGCAAAGGGTCTGACGGGTCCCTGTAAACAGTCATAGTGACCGATATAAAAGTTCTGTCGCCAATGGTGACGATCTTTGCTGGTTCTTCTATAACTCTCATCTCGGGCCATTTGTCAAGCGCCAAACGAAACCGTGTAGGTACGTCTACATAGTCGCCCAAGTTCATTTAAAGCCGCCAAGTCTCATAGCGACAATAGTGTCTTGGCTGTTCTTAGTCAGGTTGACAAGGTTTATGCCATGCTCTTCGGCTGTGTACGCCAACTCAAATAGGCATTTGCGGAGCTGGTCAATGTCTGAGCGCTGTTGCTCTAACTGCCATGCGGCCGCTTTCATAGCGATTTCGGCTTTAGTGATCGCTTTGGTCATTTCGTTTAACTGTTCATTCATGTCGGGTCCTTTCGGGTTGTCGGGTAATTGGAACATATCAGGCGGGTAAGGCGTACTGCCACTGTCTTTTTAATTCTTGACGGCGGCGCTCTGTCGTGCCAGCCCAAATACCCGTTAATTGTTTCTCGCCAAAGCTCATAGCGTAGGCAAAGCAGTTGCTGTATACCGGGCAAACTTCACAGATGGGCGTAATAATTTCCAAGTTCTTTTTGCTGTCTCGAGGGTTAGTCGGGAAGAAAAGCACTGTCGGGGTGTCATGGCAGGCGGCTTGCTCTTGCCAGTCGGGGCGATCTCCTAACATTTAATTGACCAAGGCGACCAGCCGCATTGACCTTTGGCTTCACGGCCCGAATATAGAAGCCAAGCAAACCTCAGATTAGCGGCAGGGTCTTTCATGCCTTCATGAGTCCAGCCAAGCTGTTCAATGTAGTCGCTGTGTATTTGGTTGATTTGCATAAGGCCATGATCGGGTCCTGAATCGGCGTCAGGCGTACAGCGGGACTCTCGCCACATAATTCGGTCAAGAGTTTTAAGGATTATCGGGTTATCGGGCCAGCCTTGCTCTATCGCTAACGAGAACCATACGCCGCATTTGTAGGAGGCAAAAGCGTCTACGACAGCAACAGTCGTTTCGGGTAGCGGAGGCTCTGTAACAGCGTTTAAAGCGGTAATACGGTCAATTTGTTGCTCAGGGGTAAGTATCTCTACCGTGTTGTAGGTGAGATCGGCTAGTGGGGCGGCGTCAGTAGGGGGGTTACCGCCGCCATACGCCACCACTAACCCTGTAAAGGTCAAAGCCAAAGCCAATAGGAATCTGTAAGGGTTCATTTCTGTGTCCTTTAGTCGGGATTAAGGTCGGGATATGTTTACCGAAGCGTAGGCGTCAAGTCAAGGACCCTTAAAGATCGTCTTAAAAGCATGGTGTACGACGTCAGGGTGATCAGCCAATAAAGGGCTAATTTCTACGTGGACCCATTGACCATTTTTGCTGCCAATAGTGTTTTTCTCGTAGACCTTCCAAGCGTCCCGATCGCATTTGTAGGCAGCGCCCCAACCAAACTTTGACGGCTTATAGGTGTTGCTGTAGTCGTGAATAGCCTCAACGCCAAGAATGTCACGGTTGACATAAAGAAACTCTATGAGCTTGTAGCGAGCGTTACTTTTAGCGCCCAAGTCAAAAGCTCGCCAAGTGCTATGAACGGACTTAGGGGGGTTAGGCATGCCTGAACTGTTGATATTGCGATCAGCAAATATGCCTAGACATTTGACGCCAAACAGATATTCGCAATAGTCCACAAACAGACTTGTGCCTGCTCGAGGCTTTGCATGCACAGAGTCTTTTAGCCCGGTATAGGGCCGTATGGTCATTTAATCTTCTTGCCTATAATTGGCGGCACTATCTCACCATTTTTAGGGCGTATGGAATTGCCGACGCTGTACCCGATGATGCTGCCTAAAAGCCCTGTGCCGGCTGACTGGTCAATTTTTGAGGCAACCATTAAAACGGTTATACAAACCATGGCGGCTAAAACCAAAAAAGCCTTTGGGGGGTTAGTGATGTTCACGACGCCCCAATGTCTATTGCGTACAACTGCGGGAACCTAGTTGTGCCAGCTCTTGTAGCTGTACCCGTACCTGCCGAAGCTTGCAACGTCGCAACAATAGTCAAAGACCCTGACGCTGACGCTGTGTAAATTGCTTGGCAAGTGACACTAGTTGTATAACTAACCACAAGAGTGGCCGAAGCATGATTTATCACAGTGCCCAAAATATTAGTCTCTCGAATTCTTGCCGTCATTGTTGCAGCTGAAGTGCCGCTAATTGAGGGTTCAAAATAAACCAAGGAATACATACGACCATTTACAGCTGTAAAAGTGTAAGTCAACATGACTTCTTCAGCGGTGATACTGCTGTCTGTCGTAGACGAGGTGACAGGCGTAGCCATAATGCCACGGCCAAACCGATTTGCTTGGTCTGCTGTATAGATAGCGCCAGCGACAAACGTTGTGTTAGGTGTTACAGCCATAATTTGTACCTTACTAGACGCCTAAGCGGTCTGTGTCCAAGACACCAAAAACGGCGTCATCTAAAATAAAATTGGCGTAATACGTCAACGGTGACATCAAAAACTCAACGTTAGTTCCGCTTGTCGTTGCGTTAACTGTCATTTGTTCAGGGAAAAAGTACCCTGTGACAGCTGTTTCGCCTGGCGGCGTGTAAGTTACCTCTACAAATTGGTCGTAGGCCATATAGGTAGCAAGTTCAATTAAAGCTGTATCGTTTTGGCCGTAATCAACCACAGTCATATTAAGCATGACTACTTCAGGGTCAGCAAAAGTGTTTGAATACCATTCTGCTGTTTCAGATACTTTTTCGCTTTGTGCTGTTGACACAGTAAAACTTTTAACGCCGTAAAAGAAAGCGCCGACATCTGCTGTTTTTGTTTCTGTTGACGCTGAACCTGTAACGGTTGCTTGTGTATAGAACAAACTGTTAGATGACGCCTCGACACGGGTTAAAGTTTGGTAAGCGATTTGTGTCGCCGAAGTAGTAGACCCAATGGTTAAAGCTTCGCTTGTATAGTCATTAAAAAAAACTGGCGTGTGATAGTACGATACGCCGCCAGCACTAAACAAAATGCCACGGTCGCCAGCGATAATTTCGTTTATTCGCTGGTTTGCGTTGGTTGTAAATTCTCCTGTAGACATTAAAACATCCGTGCCGTCTGCACTTATAAATATAAGCGGAAACAAATCGTCTATTTCCTCAATTTGGTTATTTGGGTCAAAAAGAAATTGATTTCTCATATTGCTTTGACCAGCTTGCAACATAGAGTCATTTATCATCACAGTCATAGTGCTGTTAATACCTGTGCCAGGATTATCGTTAAAATTTCTAGACATAATACGGCCCTTAAAAAGGTCTTGGTCTGAACCGCCGCCGTTTATCTGCAAAAGTAATTCGTCGTTAACGCTTACTAAAGATTCTGTACCGCCATAAGAAAGCATTGTCACTGAAGCACTGTTGCCTGAATAAGGCGACAAAGCCGTAGGCCGCCCAATAGTTAAGTTGATTGACTGTACATAGGTCGTAATGTCATTATTTGCTTGAGAAACGTTAAGAATTTTCCAAATAAGTTTTGCCATCACATGTCTCGAATGTTTACCGGCACAGGGCCTGAAGTCCTGACGTAACGTTGCAAGGCTTGTACGACAGCGTTAGGGTCTGCGCCCTGCACAGTCACGTTTATAGTGCTACCTGTAGACCCGCCCATGCCACGGTTATTGCTAGACAGGGCTGGTGCTTGTGTCATGCCGGGACCTGAATCGTGTATGCCCGGCGCTACGCCGCCGCCGCCGTCTTCCATGCGGGGCAAGTCAATTTTGCCGATAGTCCCAATGTTTACGCCAGGGATCAAATTTAGCCCTCGAATAATGACGTTGATACCTGTAATAAAAGCGTTAACCATAGTTTCAACATATTTAAGAATCCCGTTTACAACCAGTCTGACTACAGTACGAAAACCTTCAAATTTTTTGTAAGCCGCCACGACAGCGACGCCTAACGCAATAATGCCCGCCGTAATTAGGATTGCAGGGTTTAACAGCATTGCCGCATTAACAGCAAGAATTGAGACAGCCAAAACGCCCATAGCGCCAATTACTACAGCTAGCAGGGTTGGGTTCTTTTCTGCCCATGCAGAAAACCTTTGCACGACAGGCAACAATTTCTGCATAATAGGCAAAAACGCCATGCCGATAGATTCTTTAGTTTCGTTAAAAGCAATGCCAAGCTTTTTCATGCCACCAGCTGCAGTGTTAGCGGCTGCTTCGCCAGCGCCACCAAAGTTAGTTTTAAGAGTTGCTAAGACTTCCTCTAGGCTGGCGCCGTCCTTCACCATTGCTTTGATCTCAGGTGACAGGGCCTGCAACCCTCGCATGTTTCCTGCATAGCCTCGAGCCAAAGCTTCAGAAACGGTAGCCAAGTCTTTACCGCTCGCCGCCGAAATATCTACGGCAAGGTTAAGAAGGTCCTGTGCTTTTGTAATGTCTTTAGTGGCCACAATGAGAGACTGCAACGCTGGTCTAGCTTCATCGTCAGACACTGCCACAGACTGCCCTAGGCTCTTTATATAGTCCTCTACGCTTGCAATCTGCTTGTTAGTCGCTTTAGTGCTGGCTTTAATCTGACGGGCTAAAGAAGCCTGTGCAGCCTGATCTTCAATGGCGGCCTGAACAGCGGAACCGATAACGGCAGCGACGCCAGCCAAAGCAGCAGCAGCAGGCACAGCGGCTTTCTTAATAACAAACTGTGCTTTCTTCCCGGCTGTCTCAAGTTTCTTAAACTCTTTCAAGGCTTGCTTAATACCGACGTCTTTAAACTCGGTAATCAACGGGATAGTTATGCCAGCCATGCCTAGAACCTTAGTTTCTTATTTGTTTTCTCGTTCACATAATCAACGAGTTCGGCAAGATTCTTTGTGACTTCATCTTCTTTGCTTTCGGCAGCTGGCCACATAGTTCGGGACGCTCGAGCAAAAAGGTCTAACTGTCGTGACAGCACATTAGGGTTTCTGCGTCCTGCAATATCAAAAACGGCAGGGGCGATCTGACGCTGAGTGACAGTCAAAAATGCTGTCTTGCTAGGGCGTACTTGCACCTTGACGCCTTTAACAGCGACGCTTTGTGACCAGCCCGGCACGACACGGCCCTTCTTTTTACCCCAAGGGCGAACCATGCCCGACAGCGGAGCGTTTTTACCGTTGCGACTAGACGCCGCCGTTAGTCGGGCCTGAGCGTCCTTGACGATCGGGTCAACAGCAAATTTGGCTTTAGACCGAAACTCTTTAAAGATTTCAGGCTCAGTCTTTTTAAGCATTTGTACGGTGTCTCGAATACCGATCACTTCGGCTTTAAATTGGACGCCCGACATGCCTACTACTTCCTCTGGTCATTCATTACTTTAAAGACTGTAGCAAGGTCGTTATGTTCAAAAGGTATGTTTGGCGGCCAGTAGCCAGTTTCCACTAGCAGAACGGCTAAGGCGTAGCTGTAGTGGCCTCTACGAAAGGGCTATCAGGCTCGTTGTCTATAACCTCAAGCAAAACAAGCTTCTTAATGAAATCGTCTAAAACCACAGGCACTATGACGTTATTTTGTTGCAGCGCCTGATGAGCCATAAAAGCAAGGTCTTCCATGCCAATACCTTCGCCGATCTTGCTGGCTTTAGTTTTAAATTTGCGTTCCCAAGCAACGATCGTAAACAGGTTTGTAGACACTTCGAGCGGGCCGTCGCCCTGATCAACTCTGAGGGTAAGTTTCATGTCGGGTCCTTCTTGTAGGGGTTGAGATTATGCGACTGCAGTAGTCAAAGTGCCGCCCTGAAAACTGAGCGAAATAGACGACAGCTCGCCCAAGGTTGCGTTAATCAACGGCAAAGATTCAAGGTAGCAGTTAGTCAAAGTAAACCTTGGGGCCGTAGCCGAAGGGGTTGCAAGACCTGCTGCGGTAGGCGAGATCGTGATTGTTGTCTGAGTCCCAACAAGGGCCGCCAAAGTTGCATAGGTTTCCGTGGCCGCATAGCTCATAAACAGTTCGCATTCAAAAGTGTTATTGGTAGTGCCTGACACATAAAACGAGTCCAGGCTGCCGAAAGTGGAAGCGTCTTGAGCGGTATTGACCTGAGTAATAACGGCGCTCGTGCACTGATCGGTAAGGTTCACAGCGTTAATCGTCATTGCAGGATTAGAAAGATAAGTGCTAGTTGCCATGAGGTTTAGTCCTTCGGTTCGTCGTTAGTAGTTTTAGCAGATTTCTTGGCGCTTGTGTCCACCACAAAACCGCCAGCGATCAGCGCTTGTATGTTGACGCCTTCGCCCGGCTTAAACTCGTCGCCCGGTGTACCTAATCTCGGTGAAACTATTTTGTACATTATGCGCTCGCTTGTGCTTGTAGGGATATGTCTAGATCGTAGCAGGGGAAGTCTTGGCCGCCGATAGTAATGAAGCCCGGGCGTCCAGCCGTAACAGCAACTTTCTTAGCAAGCATTAAAGCGGTGATACTCAAGATGTTTCGCATGGCGTCTAGGTTGCCCGGTCCAAGCGAGATCACTTTGACAGCAAACGTCATTTTCACTATTGCCGAGGACCAGCTGTCAAAAGTTGGGGCGTCCAAAAAGACACAAGGCGGGTTTATCTTCTGCGGGTCTGTCGTCACTCGAAGGTTAGTAATCGTCGCCAAGGTCGTAATGAGATCGTCTATCGCCTCGTTAAACAGGTCGGTGTATACGGCCATTAGGCGACTGCTGGTCTAGGTATGCCTGCAAGCTGCTTAATGATCGGGCTGAGTCCTGTTGTCGGTACTTGACCCATCTCTGAGAAACTAGCAAATTGGTCTACAGAACCTCTTTGGCGATACATCGCAGCACCATACATTTTTACGGCCAAGGTCACTTGAGATCCGGGCGAAGTTGTCAGGCTGTCCGTATATCCGCTTTCCTGTCTGCGGAGAAATATAAAGTTGTTTGCAGCGTTAGCGCATTCAGTTAAGAAGGCTGTTTCGTCAGTGCCTGCAAGGTCTATGCCAAGGTAGGTACCTAGTTGGGTACCGTTTGTCCATGTGCAGGTTTGCGTATGTGTCAGCGTCCCCTGAGGTATGACTGCGTAACGGTCAATGTCTGTGCCAGCGACATAGTAAAGCACCTGATTAGGTATCGGGACGCTGGTGTTGTAAAGCAGATCGCCGTCGCTGTCTACGCCAAGAAATTCGTACTGTGGCATAGCGTAAACGGTCTGTGAGCCGTTCAAAGTTGCCGAGACACTAGCGACAGTGATCGCTTCGCCCGGCTCAATCTCAGGGTTAGTCAGGGTTTGCACTACCGCATAGTTGTCTAGCAGTTGAGCAAATATGATTTTATAGGTGGCCATAGCCAGCAGGCCGCCTTCCGACTAAGCGATTACGATTCCCTGAATAAAGCTTGACTTGGCTACGAAGGTAGCGAAGTACTGGTGCAGTGAGAATGTCTTGCCGAGCTTAGAAGCGTCGTCAAAGGTCATTAACTGTGGGCCGCTTTCGTAGATTTCAAAGCCCGGAGCGTAAACGACAAGCATGGTTCCGCTGGCGAAGTTATTGTCAACTACAAGAGTCAAGCCCATAACGTCCATTTGGTTGTAGCCAAGGCCGCCTACACGACCAATGCTGTTTTGTCCAAGTACGCCGTTTGTGGTGTAACCCAAGATCGGACGCTTTGAACCGTCCAACTGGCTACCCAACTTTTCCCATACGTCAGGACTAACGCAAAGGTGAGTTGGGAAGTAGTTGCTGTCTTCGGTGATCTCTCGAGCGGCGTCATACAAGGCGCTAATCAAAGATGATGGGTTGTCAGCGGTAACGGTCCAAGTTGAACCTGAAGCAGTTTTGCCAGCGACCAAAGCGTCAGCCGCAATGTCGTCGGTCTTAATTAAGACTTCGCCTGCAAGGTCATTTAGGACTAACTGCAAAGCGGCAGGGTCAGTGAAGTCAATGTCTTGTACCGACAAAGTTACTTGACCAGCGACAGTCTTTTTGGTGACGACGTTAGAAGCGATCACCATAGTTGTCGCCGAAGCTGCAGTTAATTCGGTTGTCTGTTCAGCGGCCGAAGTGTGGGTCGTGATCGTTGGGCGAATGAAAGTCTTGCTAGGCGTACCCGGCATGGCTCGAGCGCCAAAGGCACTGACAACAGGACGGACGAAATTAAGGTCTTGGAACAGGCTGCCGAGCACATTTTGATTTAAGAGGCCCGGGGTGTCAGAACTCAAGATGTCGCCAGCTGCCGCTTGAAGGGCTGTTGACTGGCGGCGCTGAGCCTGCTTGAAAGCGTCGTTCACGTTATGCCAAGTGTCGCCGCCAATGTGCATAGCGGCAAGCATTTCGGCTGCCGAAGGCATAGCGAATTCTCTTTTGACAGTAGCGAAAATGGGCTGAGTAGGAATTACTACTTCGGCGCTGGCTGCTTGAATTTCCATTGGGGTTTCCTCGTTTTCGGTTTCAGGTTCTGTAACTGGTTCTTCGGCTTCTTCGTCAGGTGCAGACGCCGCTACTTGGGTGATCGTAGCACCAACAAAAGCGGGTGTGGGAACTAGCGACAACTCAACCCAATCGGCAGCAAAGACGATCATGTCGCCGCTGTCGTCATACTTAAAGTTTGTAGGGTTAACGCCTACAGACACAGAGTCAAGTACGCCGTCAGCTGCTAAAACTAGGGCTTCGTCGCCTGCCCGAGTGTTACTGATCTTGGCTGTAAACATCATGCCTTCGGCGGTATCTAGACGCTCGGTAACAAGGCCGACGGGCTGTGTTGAGTCGTGGTACATAAACAGTTTTGGCATTTTGCCTGTCGTGGGCAGACTGCCCGGGGCGAAAGATACTCGGGTGCCGTCAGCGACAGTCGCAAAAGTGTCATAAGGCAGGGCCGTACCCGTGATGGTTCGTCGAGCTGGTTCGCCCGGGGCGGCAGCGTCAATCGTGAAATTAGACAAATTAAACTTGATCATGCGAGTTGCTCCTGAGTGTTTTCTTTAGGCATATTCATATCATGTGATTCCATTGTGTAGTCCTTCAGATAGTTCTCAAAGTCAAACTCAACATGAGTGCCCCTAGGTAATTGTTGAGATAATGCTGAGGTGATCGCTTCGGCGTACATGCTCAGACCAAAAGTCCACAGGTCAGACTTGGCGCTTTGGCTGTTGGTGTAAGCGTAGGAGCCAGTAGAAATACCCAATAGATACGGCGGAATGTTGCACAGTCGAGCGCATTCTAAAGCCTGATAGTTAGCGGCTTCAATTAACAGCATTTTGTCGGGCGTAGCGTTTGTCTCTGTGTACGTCAAAAATTCGTTTAAGGCTGCAGTTTGGTTAGTTGCCCGGGCCGCATTAAACGCCGCCGAAAGATCGGCTAGTTCTGTGGCGCTTAAAGGCTCGCCGCCTGTCTGCTTCAGTACGCCTGCAGGGATAGCCGAGGAAGCGTTACGGTAACGGGCCGCTTCAAGCTGTAACGCTGTAGCGATGGTCTGCTCGCTCATATAGATCATGCCCTGTGTCGGTGACAGGATTTGCACGACATCTTCGGTCGGTAACTGCTGGCCGTTGAAATAGATAGCGTCAGATTTTCCAAACCAAACAGGGCCTGTCATGTCTTCAGTCGTGATACTGCCCATAGGCAGACGGGTCGCTGAGGCCATATAGCCGTCAGCGGTTCGGGCCGTGATATAGAGCATGCTTCTTCCGAAGAAAAAAAGATCGTCAAATATCCAAGGGAAGGCAAAGTTGTTTGGCATTTTCGGGTCTAGCTGTGACAGCCAGCTTCGAGGCGCAAGCGGCACCTGTTCCATTTCTTCGCCGTTCCAAATTTCGGTATACATCTTCAATTTCATGCAAGCCAAAACTGACGCCATGAGATCACGGGAACGAGAAATGGCAGCAACAGACATCGCCTTGTTTCGGGCTAGCCCTGCCTGATAAGCGTAGAAGTTTCCGACAGCGCCCTTGCCTGAAGTTTGGAACAGGTTGCTGGCACCGACGGCAGCAGTCTTTTCCGCTGGTGGACTGATCGCCGCTTTGTTTACTCTGTTGAAGATTCCCATAATGTCCTTCGTTGGTTGGTTCGGCCCAAACCCGACGCTCAGGCCGAACCTGAGCAAACTCTAACCCATACGCCTAGAGCTATGTCGCTGAGACTACAAGCATAGGTTTACCGACGACTCTCGGCCGTGACGCTTTAGCGATCGCCAGCACTGCACAGCGAGCCAGTTCTATCGGACCGGGTGACCTATGCGACGAGATCATGACGCCGTCGCTAGTACGAATTTGTACGGCCCGACAAACATGTTCCGCCAAAGTTCTTTCGCCCCGGTGCCGAACTTTACTTTCGGCGATCATCGCTTTAACTAAACCCGTATATTTGACTAGCTCTTTTTGTCCTGCTGTCGTGCAGCGTCGAGCCAAAGGTTTCGGCACATGTATTTCGTACGTCGGGCCTATCAACAGTTGCACAGTCTGATCGGTCATAACCCGTTCAATTTCCTGCCACATTTCCGACATGCTGTCAACAATAAATTCAACCTTAAGCTGCACGACATCGTTAGCGACTACAGCCCTGACGCCTACAAAACGGTTTTGGTCTGCCGAAGCGTCGCAAGCCAAAATACCGCCGTCAGGCATATCGGTATCGGTCGCTAGTTTCTGCCAGTCTGCAGCGTCAATCCAAGAACCTTTTGCACTAGACCAAAGATTCAAGTGCTGGCGGTTAAAGCTGTCTTTAGTCGAGGCAAGTTTCAGGGCGTCTAGTTGCACTGTCAAACCCAAACTAGGGTTTGCATAGCCCCAATACTCTTGACCGTGACAGCCGGGCGGCATGCTCCATTCAGCGAGATAGCAGGCGCCAGTCGTGCCGGCGTCAAGTTCCCGTAGGCATGTCTCCCGGGTCTGAATCATCGCCAAACTTGACTCGTCGCCAGCGGTACTAAACATGGCCATATGAGGATTAGCCCTAGCGATCTGCGACGGTTTCAAACAGTCGTCAACACATTGCTGAGAGATATTCCAAAGTTCGTCAGCGACGATCAGATCATAAGAACCGCCAACAAGGTTAAGTGTCGCCGCTCGAATCTCCCAACGGGAACCATCAGGCATAGTGACACTCTTACGGCCCATAGCCTGCATTTGCTTACCGCCAAAATTAGCCACCAAAATAGGCGCCAAAACAGTAAAGATACTTTCTGCTCGGTCAAGACGGTTAGCAACCGAAAGGGCATATTGAGCATGGCCACGACGCCTAGCAAACGTAGTCACAAAGAACCCAAGCACAGCCGTCATCAAAAGAGACTTACCCTGCTGGCGGGCACAAGAGATCAGCGACTCACGAAACAGCAGCTCCCCTTCATCATTTAAACAGAACATGCCGTCAAGCGCCCGGCACTGCCAAGGATGAAGATCAACACCCATATTCTTCTTAGCCCAAACAGCAACGTCGCCACCTAAAGAACGCTTCGCAAAATTGTCAGGCAAGATCGTTTCTAATCTTGGCTGTTCCCTGCCTGTGGGTAACCCTGTGGATAAGTCAACGCTGGTCAGGGCTAGTTCCCCAAATCTGTGGACAACTTTGCG